TCCAGCACTGCAACGCGATGAGCATTACCGCTACCCTGATAGGCCGCGTTCCAGCTGTCCTTGACCCGCTGTACATCCTTGATAACGCCCGGATGCTCGAGCACCCCGCCAGGGTTGGCGCCGTTGGCAAAGAAGCTCGCGCCATACTCCTCGGTGGCCAGCGCCATACCGATGGCATTCTTGGCCATCGCGATGGGGCTGTAACCGATCAGACCGTCAAAACCCAAACCGGGGATATGCAGAACCTCGTCCTTGCGCAGCGTGACGTACCCGCCCTTGGGCTTTAGCCCATTTTCATCCACATCCCGATAATAGGTGTAGCGCAGTTCCCCGTTTGGCGCGCGGCTTACGTCCATCTTGTTAGGAAGTAGCGGATACAGGGCAACAGGTTGACCACGCCCGTTTCGGATGATCTGCGCATAGGCGTTGCCCCAAAGCAAAAGATGACTCATGAGTGTTTCTCTGAACACAAATGATGTCATCTCGGGATTGGGTTCGTTATGCAGCAGATTGTAAAGCGGGTGCTGTGGGAACCGCTCCTTGCTGCCATCCATGCGGTACTGATACACATGCAGCGGAAGCCCGGCGACCGTTTCGGCGAGGATTCGAACACACGCGTATACCGCTGTGGTCTGCAGCGCGGTATGCTCATTGACTGTTTTGCCGGAGGTCGTGCCGCCAAACAGGAAGGAAAACGCGTTCCCCAGGCTGTTCTTGGGCTTATCGCGGGAGTGGAATATACCAGTGAAGATCCCCATATCTAATACCTCCAGCAATAAAAAGAGGATGATCTTTCAATCATCCTCTTGGGAAATGTAGCACCCTTTGTGATTTTCTGTCAAGAATAGGGTAAACGAGGATCCCGAAGGTCATGAGACGTGATAAATTTCACTGTTCAACTATGCGTAGTCTCGACTCATGCAGCGCTTTCCTCCATTGATCGGCTTGTGATGAAGGGACAGACAAAAATGTTTGCGGGTTATCCCAAGTATACCCCATTACATCTTCACCCAGCGCTGGCATGGCGGCGCAGTTGACGATGATTTCCAGATCCTCGCCGGCATCCCAGTTTCCGCAACGATATAGGCATCGAAAGCCTAGCGATGACACGCCTTTCCCGATCGTGATTTTCTTCAGGGCAGAAGTGTAGGCAAAGGCATAATCGCTGATGTGAGTCACAGCATCGCCGACGATGATCTGCTCGATCTGTGCCAGGTTGGCGGCCCATGGTGTGTTTGTTAGTGTAGCCGATTCCGCGTTCTCCTGATCCGGCTTGTAGGCTGTCATGGGGGCGTCGTTGTCGATGGTGAGCGTGCGCGTTGCCTCGTCATACTGCCAGCCGTCCCCGTCGGCGGATGGCGCGGGCATGAGCTGCGTTTGCCCCGCCGCTTCTATTGTAAAGTCCTTGTAGGTCAGCTTGGGATAGATCTCGGTCAGCGCGCTGAAATCGGTGGTCGCGTTGTCCAGCAGTTCCGCCTCCCGAAGGCTGGGTAGCGTCGCCAGCGGGGACATGTCGGCGATCTGGTTCTGATTGAGCCCCACATAGATCAGCTTGGGCAGCCCCGTCAGGCCGCTGATATCCGTGATGCCCACGCCCTTGGCGTCCAGCGCCTCCAGGTTGACCAGCCCCGCGAGCGCGTCAAGTCTTCCCACCGAGCCGTTCCAGCCCATGATCAGCTCCGTAATGCCGGTCAGGCCGCTGATGGGCTTGAGGCTTACAATGTTGCACTTGCGCAGGTTCAGCTTCTCCAGCTTCGTCAGCCCGGAGAGCGGCCAGAGGTCGGACACCTGCCAGTTCCCGTCTAGGCTGAGCTTCGTCAACCCCGTGAACGCCTCCAACCCTTGCAGGAGGGCGATGGACGTCTCGCTGTTTTCATCCTGTGACAGGTCCATCGCCGTGACTACCGCCGCTTCCTCGGTCGTGATGTCGCCCTCCGGCTTGTTCATGGCCGCGCGGACGCGCGCCTCCAGCAGTTCGTCGTTGAAGCGCACTTTGCCCGGCTCGGGCAGGATGAAATCGCGCTTACCCAGGTTGGAATACAGCGCCGCCACAGGGCTGTAATCGGTGATGTGCGTGCCTTCCAGCTTGAGGCCGAAGAGCTTGGTCAGGTTTTGCAGCGGGGTCAGGTCAGTCACGTCCGTATAGCAGAGCGTGAGCGCATTCAGATTGCTCATGCCCGCGAGTGGCGTCAGGTCGGCGATGGCGGCGCCTGTCAGGTCCAGCCACGTGAGGTTGCAAAGCGATGCCAGCGCCGAATAGTCGCTTGCCTTGCTCTTTCGCAGCGTAAGGCCCTCCAGCTGCGTCAGCCCTGAAAGCGGGCTGAGGTCGGTGGCCGCGATGTTGCTCAGGTTCAGCTGTTTGAGCCCCGTCAGGTAACGCAGCGCCGAGAGGTCAAAGATGTCCTCCTCCGCCGGACGGTCGTCAAAACGCTCGAACCCGATATCCGAGATGCCCGCTGCCTGCTTGTCCAGCACGATCCCCTCGGGCTTGTTCAGTGCCTGCCGGATGAGCGACTCAAGCACCGGGTCGGTGAACTGAATGACCGTCGCGGGATGGTCGGGGTCAAATTCCATACTCGTCAGGTTGGGGATGACGGCCGCCAGCGGCGTATAATCGGTGACCGGGCAGTCCTTGAGGTTGAGCGTACGCAGCGAAGTCAGCCCTGAAAGCGGCGTCACGTCCAATACGTCCGTGTAGTTCAGCGACAGTCTGTTCAGATGCACAAGCCCGGCAAGCGGCGTAAGATCGGTAATGGTGGAGTAGTCCAGCGACAGGTCTTCCAGGTTTGTCAGGTTTGCCAGCGGGCTATAGTCCTGCGCCTGGCAATTGAAAATCCCCAGCGACCTAAGGTTGGTGAGGCCGGCAAACGGCGTGACGTCCGCGACCGGGTTGCCGCCAATCAAGATTTGTTCGAGGTTAGTGAGGCCCGCCAGCGCGGACACATCCTCGATCTGGTTGAAGTTCAGTTCCAGGCTGACTAGGTTGTTGCAGTACTTGAGCACGCCGATGCTTCGAACGCGCGAGTCCGGAGCCGGCTCCCGCTCGTAGCTAAACCCGGTGCCCAGATCTGTCAGGCTCGCCAGCTCATACGAGTACACATCACCTTCTGGCTTGTTCAGCGCTTGCCGGATAGCATTTTCCAGCACTGGGTCGTCGAAGGCGACCACAACGCCCACTGGCGTAGGCGTAGGCTTGATAAATTCAAAGTCCTTGTCTGTCAGCTTGCCGTAAATCTTCTCGATAGGCGAATAGTCCTTGATGTCGCACTCCGAAAGGTACAGCGTACGAAGAGCGGTCAGTTTTGCAAGCGGGGTCACATCCGAGATTGCCGTCCCCTTCAGCCCCAGCGTTTTTAGCTTGGTAAGGCCTGAAAGCGGGGTCAGATCGGATATGGTAGAAAACTCAAGATAGAGTGCAGAAAGTTTTTTCAGCTTTGCAAGCGGCGAATAATCTTGTGCCTGGCAGTTAAATAGCTTCAATGTTTCCAACGCCGTCATATTTGTCAGGGGTGTGATATCAGCAATCGGGTTCCCACCCAACTCAAGGGTTTTCATCTTTTTCAGGTTGGCGAGCGGCGATATATCGGTGATGTTCTGAAAATTCAGCTCGAGGGTGCTCAGTTTCGAGCAATACGCCAGCACGGCGATGCTCTGCACCTGCGTATTTGGGTCGGGATTCTGCTCATAATTACGCCCGATACCCAAGCTGGTAACCTTCGCAAGGTCTTTGTCCGTAACATCCCCCTCGGGAATGCCGACCTCCTTACGCAGCGCTGTTTCCAACACGGGATCATCGAACACCACAACTTGTGTACCTTTTGCTATAGAGGCGGAAGGGAGAAACAGGAACAATGCAACGAGCAATAGAACCGTCACTTTTTTCATGGTAACTCCTCCATATATCCCCTTTAATCTGTCAATAGTATACAGGAAGACGGAGTTATAAACAAGTCTAATCACTTGACAAGCAAGTCCACTCCCGTTGACAAACATACAGACGGCGAGGGTACTACTCAAAGAAGGCGTTGTCAAACCTATATTTCGATTTTCAGAGCACCAACAGCCCCCTTCCGTTATAGATGCTCTCGTTACTATCGCCGCCGCAACGTATCGCGCGATCCAGCGCCATGATGGTCGCGACCGCGCCGTCGATTTTCTCCGTGGATTTCTCCTTATCCGGCTTGATGTTGCCAGCAGGGTCGGTACGCACGTAAATATTGTCCATCATCCACCGGAGCACCGGATGCCCACCATGGGCGAGCTTCTGTTCCAGCGTCAGCTTCATCAGTTCCTTGGTCGGCGGCGACATATCCTTGAAGCCCTGTCCGAAGGGAACAACGGTAAATCCCAGCCCTTCAAGGTTCTGCACCATCTGCACGGCGCCCCAGCGGTCAAAGGCGATCTCCCGGATGTTGAAACGCGTGCCCAGTTCTTCAATGAACTTTTCGATGAAGCCGTAATGCACAACGTTTCCTTCCGTAGTCAACAGAAATCCTTGTTTTTCCCAAAGGTCGTATTGTACATGGTCACGCCGCACGCGCAGGTCGATATTTTCTTCCGGAATCCAGAAGAAAGGCAGCACCTCGTACTTTCCGTCCGCATCCTCCGGCGGGAACACCAGCACAAAGGCGGTCACATCGGTGGTGCTGGAAAGGTCAAGCCCGCCATAACAAACGCGGCCGGAAAGCATATCCAGATCAACCGTAAACGAGCAGGCATCCCACTTGGCCATCGGCATCCAGCGCACGGCCTGCTTGACCCACTGGTTTAGGCGCAGCTGCCGGAAACTGTTTTCCTCGGCGGGATTCTGCTTGGCGCTCTCACAGGCATCCTTCACCTTGTCGATGGACACCGTGATGCCCAGAGAAGGGTTGGCTTTCTTCCAAACTTTGGGATCCGTCCAATCATCCTCTTCCTTGGCGCCGTAAATCACAGGATAGAAGGTGGGATCGCGCTTACGGCCTTCCAGAATATCCAGTGCCTTCTGATGGGTTTCGTAGCAGATGCTCTGGGTATCAGTGCCTGCTGTGGTGATCAGGAAGTAGAGCGGCTGGGTACGCGCGTCGCCGGAACCCTTGGTCATGACGTCAAAAAGCTTGCGGTTGGGCTGGGTGTGCAGTTCGTCGAACACCACGCCATGGATGTTGAAGCCGTGCTTGGAGTAGGCTTCGGCGCTGAGCACCTGATAGAAACTGTTGGTGGGCAGGTAGATGATCCGCTTGGTGGACGCGAGGATTTTGACCCGTTTAGAGAGCGCCGGACACATTCGCACCATGTCAGCAGCCACCTCGAACACAATGGACGCCTGTTGTCGGTCAGCGGCGCAGCCGTACACCTCGGCACGCTCCTCGCCGTCGCCGCAGGTCAGTAGCAGGGCGATGGCGGCAGCTAGCTCGGAATTGTGCGTCTGTAAACAGGAGCGGCCTACCAAGTATCGGTGGGATGGGCTGCTGACTTGGATGCATTGCATGCCCCGGTTTACGATCGGCTCGATTGAATCGATGTAGCGGAAATGGCTTCGCGTTCGGGGGTTGCGCGCAACCGACTGGATCTTCTTTCTGTACATGCCAGATACCGGCGTATCCTTAAATGCTGTAAACTTGACATAGTATAGCGTTTCACCGGTTGCTATCCGCCCGCACTCCGCGCTGGGCAAGCTCCAGTCGACCCTCTGTGTGGAGACTGCTGTTTCGATTGCATTTTTGGTGCCAAGGCTCCACAGTAGTTCGCTGACACTGTGAGCAAGCCCACGCTCTGTGGATGAATAGATTGCTTGCCCTTTTCGATTGCTGATCGCGCCGTCTGAATCCATTAAGCCTTGCAGTAAGCGCAGCCGTTGCGTTTTGCTGGCGCGTAGGTAAGCGACGGGAATCACTTTGTCACGAAAGTTATCCAGTAAAATGCAGCGCAGCGATGGTAACCGGAAAACAAGGCTGTCGCCCGTGTTTTGCCACACGCTGCCGACCGCGTGGAAAGGCAGGATGCGCCTCAAAACAGCAGCGACATCGCCAGTCTTTACGGTGATCTCCGGCTTGACCGCGTTTCCGTTGCCGAGCCAGTAGCCGTATAGATAAGGCTCCACCGGCAAGTCTGCATCAGGCGTCTCAAGCGCGCCCGCCAAGGGAATCCGAAAACGAAAACAGTTTCTGTCGCGAGGTAAGCTCGCCAACTCACCAGTTGTTAAAATACAAGCTTTTCGCTTACCATGCGTATACTCCCCAAACCACTGATGGTTTTCGCCTGCCTCAATGACCTCCCCGTCTTTGAAGGTGATTCGGTACGCGCGTTCGGCATAGTCCACAGCACTCTTGGCGACAACGTGGCAGGGCTTTCCGCGCTCATCGAAAACAACATCGCCCACAGCGATGGCGCCCATCGTTGAAAAGCCATCCGGCGTAGGAATCGGCGTATCAAGCGCCACTTGTTTGCCCATCTTTTTGGGGATTTCCACATAGGCAGTGTTGAACTGCCTGTATCCGTTGGGTTTCAGAATCCCGAACACATCGCGGATGATCTGCTCCTGCCAGTCGATCAGCTCAAAGGGCTTGGCTGCCCAGCTGCCTTTCGTATGAGCCAGCGCCTCGATGAAGGATACAGCATAATCGGCGGCAGGTTGATTATACTGTGAGGCTTTGGCCATGAAGGCGGTGGGCTTATACTTTTTCAGCTTTCGGATCATGCCCACCCCTTTCCAGCGTTAAAGAAAAAGAGCCTCATGAAGAAGCTCTTAAAGGGCAATGGTATTACTGTTCAATCGACGGCGCCTGTGTTATCATAGAGGCGAATTTCATCCTCTCCGAATACCACGCCGAGCGTGGAGCCGTTGTCCCATCTGCAAAACAGAGTTCCGGCATCGTCAATGAAATCAACGGTGCCAAGAGCGCCCGGACGGAGCTTGGTGTAGGGATCGTTCATACGGACAAGCGCCACGCGCGTGCCCTTTGGATATTGTTTGCGGAGAGCCATGACGGTCTCTTTCGACGGAAGCCTATTCATCCACCGCCACCTCCTGCTTGCTGGGCGTGCCGTTCTTGAACGCGCTGTTGCCGGAGAGATTTTGGAGCAGGATCTTCCTTGCAGCCTTGTACTCATCGCCCACAAACCCAAGCCTGATCAGGAAAACGCGGAACGCGAACTTCGCATTTTCTACCGATTTTTCTTTGGCGGTGACGCGCTTCTGCTGCATGGCCGCCGTGCAGAGCTTTTCGACCAGCAGGGTGTAGGCTTTGACCTTGTCGCTATTGTCTTGGGCTTTTCCCTCCAAGGTAAACCATGGAAACCTAAGCGTCTCAGCGGTTTGCTGAATCGGCAAGGTATCAGCCCCAAGTGCAGTACGGAGCAGGGTTTCCTTCGCTTTCACCAGCTTGATCAGGTTTTCCAGCTTGTCAGGCGTGAAGCCCGTCAATGGAACCTCGATCGCTAAGTCGTTGCCTTCCGGCTGGGCGTAAGCGGGAGGTTCCTGTTCGTCATGGTAGGGGCTGACCGTGCCGCCCAAGGCTGCCGTTTCAGGGATCGCCAAATCGTCAGGAACCGTTATCTCAACCAAAGGCATCGTGTTGTATTCCTCCTGTTCAGCCTTGAAATCGTGCAAACCCAGCAGGTCAGCGACCAGACCGTGGTTATCGGTGCCTTCCAGCATACCAGCCTTGTCGATTTGGTAACCGCCGACCTCGTAGGCGAAGGTTGGAGCACCCCGGTAATGGGCTGGCAGGTTCAGTTCCTCGGAAATGGCGGTAACCAGTGCTTTGCGGGCAGCGCCGGAAAGGTTGTAGTGAATCCTCATGGTAAGCATCCTCCTTGTTCTTGGGTGCTTACATACATCACTCCGCTGGCCTTAAAATGCAAGCGGTATCAAGGGCTTTCACACTATTTTCTGTTGTTCCGTCGCAACCAAGTCGGTGATACCGCGCAGCGCAAAGCACACGCAGGGTAAAGCGACCCCATTGCCCCAAAGCATATATTCGGCGGCCTCGGAGTAAGGCTGTCTCAGCCATTTGATGATCTGCTTCCTGCTCTTTGGTTTTTTGGCCACGCCCACGATTTTTCGATGCGTTTCAAACACCCGCGCCCACCACGTAATATCGTCCTCTGTGGGAGCCGGTGTTTCAAGCCCCGCACACCAATCGTCCGGGAAACCCTGCAGCTTCGCACACTCCGAAGGGGTTAGTCTGCGGATGGTGTAGCGCGGTCTTCCCACGACCGGTGGGTCTTTGTAGTCCCTTGCCTGCAGGCAGGGAGATTGCTCGCGGCAAACCTGTGTGAATTCGCCCGTGGTCATCGTATAAGCAACGGATGCGTTATCCTCGTTGGGCACAGCGGATTGAGCGCAAACGGCGATGCCGCCTTGGTTGCACGTTGGGTTGCCACCGCCCCGGTCTATCGTTCTGGCGGTTTGCGCTTCGTAGAAACCGACGAGGGGATTATCGGACTTCATCCCTTCGGAATCCATCGACCCAATACCGAAAGCAACGGGAGCATGGTCAATGACGACCGCCGTCTGGTTATCGCCCGCGTCCGCGCGAAGCGTCCCAGCGTGCTCCGTCCAGCAATGCCCGCCTAAGCGGGAGGCTGCTCCTGGCTCAAACGCGACTGCTGCTCCAGCGCGATCCGCAGGATATCGGGTAGCCGTTTCTGCCGTAAGGAAGCCCGGCGCAAAATCCCTTGACACGCCTTCGCGCTCAAATAGAATCTCGCCGGCACGCTCGCTTCCAAAATCTGCGACAAGGTAGATGCGACGGCGGCGTTGGGCGACGCCGAAATATTGCGCGTCGACAGTGCGGTACGCCACGCTCCATCCGTTTCCCAGCAGAACGTCGGCGGTTGGCCATCCCTTATTTT